ATCTCTGACAGTATGACCTAGTTGCATCTCAATGAGCCTATAATCATAGTCTAATTGCTCCTCTAACATCGTTCTAGCCGTTGCGCGAAAGCCGTGCATAGTTTGTATGCCTTTATATCCTAAACGCTTAAATAAACGCCCTACGATGGTACTATCAATCGGATTGCCTTTGTTATGGTCGCCATGAAAGACAAACTCTTTTTTGCCTGTAATCGTCTTTATTTGCTCAAGTAGGGTTATGGCTTGATGCGGCAACGGTACAATCATATCTATGCCTGTCTTGCTTGCTGTGTATCGCCATTCTTTGTTAATGTAGTCAATCTCCGACCAACGCATACACATTAACTCCATAGGTCGCACAAATAAAAGCGGCATCAACTGTAACGCTATCTTAGGTCGTATGGTGGCTTGCATAGCATCAACGGCTCGCAAAAACCTACCAAATTCCAAAGGGTCGGTGATAGCAGGGTTATGGGTGCGCTTGCCTGTTTGCAATGCCCCTGTGATATCCTGGGTAACATCTCGCTCGGCTCGTGTCGTAGCAACGGCATATTGCAAAACCTTACTAATGGCTAAACGCTCTTTTTTAGCAAATGTATATTTACCTTCTTTTTCTTTGATTTGACAGACTTGTAACACTTCGATAGGTCGCAGTTTATTAATTGGTCGATGACCAATAATCGGGAACAAATGGCGAAATACCATGTTATAGCCTTTTATAGTATTTGCGCTAAAACTCTGCTTGTTTAGCCATTCAGTAGCGACACTTTCAAAAGTGTTTTCCTGTTCAAGTAGCCTTTTCTCGATTTGCTCTTTTTTATGTTCGTTTGGGTCTATATGCCTTTGTAGTAAATCTTTGACCTTTTGACGCTCATCTCTAGCTTGTTTAAGGCTAAACTCGGGATAAGTGCCGATTGTGTAGGTTAATCGCTTTTTGGTGATAGGGTGTGAGTAGTCAATACGCCATGATTTTATGCCAGTAGGTGACACAAAAATATACAAGCCTTGACCATCTGTCAACTTGTAGCTTTTATCTTTTGGCTTGAGTGCTTTGACTTGAGTGTCATTTAGCGGTGTGCTTAACTTAGGCATGAGTAAATACCGTTATCAATACCGTTTAAATTACGGTATCAAATAAAATCATAAAGTATCAAATAATATCAATGTTAACTTAAATTGCTGATTGTTGATAGAGTTTGATACGATATAATTTCCAATGATATTTATTACCTAATATTCCAAATAGATTCTATACCTTTTGCTAAATACTTGTTTTTGTTGTGATAAATCCATTTTTATAGTTCTCAATACCGTTACCAATACCGCATAAGAAAAAACCGCCTACGATGAAGCGGTATTTTTTAAACTGTTGATTACTTCTTTAAGATTCCAAACTCGGTTATGTTTTGGCGGTGTAATCGGTTTACATATTACACCATTTTTAACCCATCTGTCTAACGTGGGCTTGCTGATTTTTAAGTAGCGCATTAATTCATCAGCATCAACCGTTTCATCAATCACTGGATTTTCAATCATACTCACTCCCTATCAATCGCTTTGTCTTTTGACCACATGAAATATGGCGGCTCAGTTATCCAAAGGTGGCGCATATTTGCCACGTTAACTACGTCTTTCTCTGGTGGATAAATCTCAACCGCGCATTTGTCACCAAGTCCAAGCAGCCGCTTAATTTCTTGCAGTTCATCCCATGTAATGCCATCTTCCCATCGATTACCATTGTGTGCAATTTTATTGACTGATAGCCTGGTAATATTCAATTCAACCTCATCAAAAACTTGTACCAAAAATTCATCATTGCGATAAACCCAAGCTAAATTTTTCGGAATAAATTTTTGTTTAGACCATTGTTCTTTTGGGATTTCTATAAATTCTTTCACTTCTTTTTCCCCTTGGTTTTCTTGTTGTTTCGTGCGTTGTGTGGTGGGACGTAGTGGCTATAGTCCTTGCCCCATGTCGTGTTAAAGTAGCTTTGCTTACTTGCAATTTGAATAGCCATCATGTGAGCAAGGCATAGTTTTGCAATTCTAGTCATCTTCTGATTTCCTTCTATTACGTTCATTTTTTAAAGTATCTAGCAGGGCAAGCCACATTTTTTTATCACAATCTGCACCCAATCCCCAATCAAATTGTGATTGATGCTCAATATCATTGATTAAAACGTCTAACGTGCCATTTTCTATTTTGCCTAAATGCTTTTTGATGATATCCCGAACCTCATGCGGTGCGTAAGTCATGCGACCTATAACATAACGCGCGGAATAAATAATCAAACCTTGAAATTCTTTGCTAGTTATCGTGGTTTTAGTCATCTTGCACCTCGCTTTCTGCTTCATGTTGCTTAACGATGTTAATCGCATTAACAGTCGCGGCAATGTGATGACCTAAAAACACATACCCTAGACTGTGGGGTTTTTCTTGCGCTTTGAGTTCGAGTAGCCGCTTTACTTCTTGCTCTAACTTCTCAACCAGTGTTAGAGGCTCAGTCGCGTCCATTGGCTGCGTGATTACGCTCGCTGTCTGTATTGTTGATATGCGTTCCATTAGATAAACTCCCCTAGCTGTGGTGGTGTATAGTTTGCGCCTTTCTTGATTTTGCCGTTGTCATCAAATACTGGCGTGCCATTTTCAAACTTTGAAAAGTTGCTGCGGACAACTTCGGCAAGTGCTGATTGCATATCAAATCCGAACATATAGCCCACGCCTAACGCTGTGACGATTTGGTCGCAAAGGCTGTCTAGCAATTCATTTTTAGCCAAGTTATTCATTTCCAAACTAACAAGCGTATCTTGCCCACGAAAGCAGCTTTTATATGCGTTTGCAGCATTCTCAACTTGCTTTGACAATAAATGCTCGCCACCAATTACAGCTATTAGCATTTCTGCAAATTCTTCGTAGTGACAGCCTAATTGCACGCATTTATTTTTATCTGTGGGCTCTGGCACTGCCAACTCAAACCATTTCAGCGTATCAGCTAGTGGCTCACTGACTGGCTCAAAACTCGCATTTATCCAACGCTGTAGTGTCTGCTCGCACCATGCCTTGCCATCGTCTAGCGTATCAAACGTATGGTCTTTTTCGGGTCGCATACCGCTACAATAGACTGTACTTTCAAACTTGCCTTTACCATTTGATTTAACGCTTAATTCAACGCCTAGCACTTTTGCGGTAGCTTCTGTCGTGTGGGTCTGCCATTTGATAATTGGTTTCATACTGCCACCTCTGCTTTGATTTTTGGCTCGTGTTGATAGTTTTGGATTTTGATATCGTCAATGGTGAACTGGTCGATATCGTCAATATCGGGGTTTAGCCATAGGGTAGGCAATGGGTGAATTTTACCTTCTTTGGCTCGCTGTAATTGCTCTTGGCATTGCTCAATGTGGTTGTTGTAGATATGACAATCGCCACCATTCCAAATTAGTTCGCCCACTTCATAACCGCAAACTTGGGCTAGTAGATGCGTAAGCAAGGCGTATGACGCAATATTAAACGGCACGCCTAAAAACATATCGGCTGAACGCTGATTGATTAGCATTGATAATTTGCCGTCATTGACATAGCACTGAAACGCATAGTGACAAGGCGCAAGTGCCATTTTGCCGTTGATGACGTTTTGCTGTGGGCTGACTGATTCATCGGGTAAGTCTGCTACATTCCACGCGCTCACTAAGTGGCGGCGGCTGTTAGGATTGTTTTTAAGGCTAGATACAAGGTTTGATATTTGGTCTATGCTGTATTGCCTAAATTCGTCTAGTTGGTGCGAATAAAGATACTCTTTCCATCTTCGCCACTGCAAACCATACATAGCACCAATAGTTTTGCGATTTTTATTTACTTCATGATAACCATCAAAACCTTGTGCTTTCATAACAACATCTAAAGGCACAGACCATTCATTCCAAATAGTGACTTGGTTTTCTTGTAAAAAGTCTAACGTTGCTTCACCTCTTAAAAAGAAAAGTAATTCAACCATCACGCTTTTAAAATGCACTTGTTTAGTGGTCAGTAGTGGGAATCCTTTTGACAAGTCAAAGCGCATTTGCAAGCCAAAAAGTGACTTTGTGCCTGTGCCTGTGCGGTCTGTTTTTTCATTGCCTTTTTTTAAAATCTGTTCTAGCGTTGCTAGGTATTCGGTATCTACATTGTTCATCATCTTTATCCTTAATCTGTGGGTCGCCCTGTATCGTAGGGCTTACGGCTTTGCGTGTCGCTGCGTCATGCGCTTTATCTAGTCATGCTAGAAAGGATGCAACACCATCGCTGCTATGGTTATTCGCCCCACTCATAGCTTGGGTAATGGTTTAATCGTTTAGGATGGATTCGGTTAAGGGGTCGCCTGTGCGTAGGTCTATTGGTACGGCATATTTCCAAACATCATCACCTACAAATTCTTTACTGCGGTCGCCATCTAAAGCAATGATTAAATCCGTTAATTTCGTTTTTTGAGCAAAATCATCGGATTCATTGCTAACAAAACAAGGCAAATACTTCCAACCTTTTTCAAGCATAGCGCGGCATAGGTCGCTACCTTTCAACTCTTTAGGCAGTTGCTCAAACTCGATATGTGGATAGGGTTTTGATAGTAGCGCGTGGTTTTCGGGTGTGGCATAACAAAGGGATTCATGATTGACCCTGTGGGGATAGTTGCTTATACGCATATACCCATCTTCAAAAACTTCTAAAACAGTTTTTATGTCAGTTTCACCGTACTTATAAACCTTATCCCCAACCTTAAACTTAGGCTCTAATGTTTCGGTCTCAAACTCAGGCGTTAATTCCATCTCTTGCAGTGGGTTTTCTGCTGGGTCTAGGACTGGCTCGAAATGGTCAGATTCCCAGTAAAGAAATGCGCCTTCGTCATCTTTTACTTTTATCTCAACGCTAACATCTATAACATCGTATTCTTTGCCAATTTTCAGGCAATCGTCATAAGCCTTAACGCATCGCACTTTCTTGAAATTTAAAGTCTTATCTAGTTTCATAATCCCCATCCTTCTTGATATTTAAATAATTCGATTTTTAGATGGTCAACGTAAACATCATACCGTTTGTTGATTGCAAGCCACCAGCAAGTAACTGGGGCTTGGATTTTCATTGCATTGAAGTGTTTGAGTTTCATGGTTATCCTTAGCGACCTGCAAAGCAAGCCGCCTTTGTTGGTTATTAAGGTTTTGCAATCGTGAAGTTTGAATACACAAAATCATCTGTGTATTCGTCTAAAACTTCGTTAACTCGCACTAAACCATTTACTACATAAGGCGTTACCTTGTACCATTTTGCAGGCTCTTTACCGGGTTTTTGCATTGCCACAAAAAACAGTTCATTTGTTTTCTTGTCGATTGCTATATACACAGCACTGCATTTGATAGGGCAGTCACGTTTAATTGCTTCATGTGATTCTTTTGATTTTAATATGAACATAGTATTTTCCTTTTTTAGTCAGTTAAATCAAATGCGCTAATTGACCGTTGAGCGCGGAGAAAGGACAATCGTCATCGATTGCGCTAGGCTGCGGCTGACCTTGCATATTGTTGTTAAATTGCGGTTTATTCTGTGGAATATTGCCGTAACTTGGATTGCTTACCTGTTGTTGTGGCTGTGCTTGTTGTGCTTGACTGCTAGACACTGGAAACCAAAACGATGTTAGCTTTATTTTAGTGGTGTAGCGTTTCTCACCGTTTCTCTCATATTCGTCTGTTTGAATTGAGCCTTGCACACCGATGCCGTCACCTTTTTTGAAAAACTGCGAGATGATTTCAGCTTGTTTGCCCCACACTTCCACGTTATGCCATGTGGTGCGCTCTTGTTTCTGACCTGTGTTTTTATCAGTCCATTTCTCGCTAGTTGCTACTGACAACTTAGCGACAACTGATTGCCCGACTTGCTTTAACTCGATATCTTTACCGATACGACCTTCAATCATTGCTAGATTTAACATGGTTTTGCTCCTTAAAATAAAATCTCTGTTGTGTATTGCTCGCACAGTACGTCATAGTAAGCCTGTGCATGGGGGATAACTTCTTTAATGCGCTCAATCACTTTTTCATCTCGTGCGATAGTGACTGTTGTAATGCGGTCTTTGATATCTGTTTGCTCAACTAAATCAATGAGCTGATAATCATCATCAAAGCGCGTTAACAGCTCTCTGGGGCATGGGAATAACCAAAAGTCAATGTCAGCGTACCCCACGTCATACAGCCACATATAGCACTGCATTTGCACGTCATAGCCCGCCTTTTTAACCTTCTCGATTGCTTCATCTTTAAAGCATGGGTGGCTGCCAAAATCCCATGAGCATTTAGTGTCGATAATCAGATTATTATCTTTATCGAGAACGTCACATTCGCCTGTAATGTAATCGTTTGAAAGTCTGCCAGTGTGTTTGGTGTAAAAGCGGTCTCTGATTAAACCGCTATGCTCGATTGCCATATCTTCGAGTAATATGCCTTTTTCGGTGTACTTATTCCCCAAAAACGCGCTAAAACCAAAAATATCTTGTTTGGCAATCTCTCGGATCGTGCCTTTTGCTGTTTCGGTTAACAGCTCACCCTTTGCTTTTGGTGAGCCGATTAACTTGTAAACTTGTGATGCTCGAAATAGTTTCATAGCTTACTTACTGCCTGTTTTTGATCGGGTGTTAAGTCAAAGTCATTGAGCAGCTTAACCTTGTCATAACTGCCGTTTTGTACTGCTGCTAATGCACCTGCAAAGCGGTCATCACTTAACTTTGGTAATTGCTTAACCGCGCCAATCTGTGCGCCTTGATTTGTCGCCGCCTGTGTTACTGGTAATTGCTGTAACTCGCTGAACGCTTGGCTAATATCGGCTTTATATTGATATTTACTATCGTCATAGTTACCCATATAGATATCAGCAGCGATACCAACTGCTTTAAATGCCACGCTTAGTGCGTCAGTAACCGCCATTTTGTAGCCGTCATCATTGGCAACTAAGCCGTTTTTGTTTTTCTCAATCGAGTTTGAGCCACCAATACCGCCAAACTCCTGCCCCCATTCGCCATCAATCTTGGTTTTTACTGCCACCTCAGCGAAACACATAACACTGCCATCGGGTGCGCTTTCATTCCAAGTTCTGACAATGCGGTAAGTCCAACCATGACCAACCACGCCAAATGCTTGAGTCATTGCCATGATGCGCCACTGTGGGTTAATGTCGCTTTTGCCCTTCAACTTACCAAAACCAATGGGTTTTAAAAAACTTGGCGGCACTTGCTTTACCGCGTTCCATATTTTTAGATTGTCGCTCATGCTGTCACCTCAAATAATTCGTTAAACTTCTGCAAGCCGTATTTATTCATCAATTCGACTTGCTCTTGCTCTAACTGCTGCTGATATTCGCAATCAAAGTCAAAATGCTCTAACTCTTGATTTTGCACTTCGATTGCTAGTTCACTCATTCTGCTCATGCTTTAAACCCTCTTTGCTTGATAGCCCATTGCGTCAAGTCATTCACCTTTTGCAGTATTTTTTCGCACTCATCAACGCTGCGTAGGTCGCCTGTGTGATACTCTCTGCCTAGATGCTCACCAAGTATCTTGTAAGCCTTATTGCGACCTATCGCGCCTTGTTGCCATAGCGGGTCTAACTTGCTATGTATTTGATTGCGTAGGTTGCGTATGACTGCATTTGGGATAACCCCTAACGGCTTTGTAGGTTTGCTTGTCTTGTGGTGACAACCTACATAATTACCACAGTCACACTTCCAAAAAGGCAATTTGTGCAAGTCATGGCGGTGCGGGTAGATTTCCTTGCCGTTTGTGAGTGTGGCATCTACTTCGATACCACACTCACAACAGTAGATTTTTCTTGTATTGCTCACTTTGCACCGCCTTTGATTTCCATGACTAGCTTATCGGTTGGGCTGATAACTGGGTCATAGCCATAATCGCCAAGCTTAAAGCCCAGCGATATGAAGCAAAAAAGTAACGCCGTGTAAAAGATGAGTAGGGCTAGTTCTGTTCGGCTCATGGCTGCACCTCGCTAGGTGGTTTTGGTATCGGCATCCATTTTGAAATATCATTTACCATCGCCCAAGCTTGATTTTCACTGTTTTTAGTAAAGTGGTAAAAACTCCATGCCTGCTGATGCGACACAAAAGCGTACCCAACAGTCTTGCGGATATTACAATAAGCCAAGACCATCATATTGTCGGGCGGCAATCGCTCATCAACTGATATCCAATCGCTGTGCTGTTTAACGATAGCGATAGCTTTCTCAAGTCCGCCTACAAACTGTTCAAGTGCTACCGTTTTGTAATAATCAGCAAGACTAGATTTTGCATTTCTTTCTTTCTCTAACTTCTCAATCAATGTACTCATGCCGCCCCCAAAATGTTTGATAATTGATAATGCGATAATTTTTGCGCTTGTCTGTGTTTCTCATTTGCGAAAACTGGCACACCGATTGAATCACTTAGTAATTCGCAGAAGTTCAACACATCGCCACCATCTGTTAGCGGATATTCGACTGATTCAGTCATGCCAATCGCAACCCTTTCCAAAAGGGCATAATCGCCCTTATCATCAAAATCAATTACCAGTGTTAGCAGTCCTTGTGGTATATACTTTTTCATCTCGTTCCCCTTAGCTAAATTGCCATGGTGCGACACCGTAGTAATCGTGCCAATCTCTAACAGGCGGCTCGTACTCGGTGAATGCTTTTTTGTCGTAACCTTCAATCGCTTTGATAACTTCGGCATCCATGTACTCTTGAATCATGATGGGTATGCGCTTACAGGTGTGTTCAATAAAGTATTCGGCTTTGGTGATTTTAAAATCGCTGATAATGCCGTGGTCTCTTTCGATATCGAGTGTTAAGACAATGCAGTCATCTGTTTCTTTGCTCATGAAAAAGATTTCGGGTAGGTCAACATCGCAGTTGTTGCCATTGATTCTAAAGATTGGTTGTGCCATACTTACCTCGCTCTTGTTTGAGTAAAGCCACTGTGATTTGACCGTCTAGTGGCTTTTTTGTTGTCTTAATTAAGGGTTAGCTGATACTCACGACCATTGCGAACATCTTGCATAAAAAGAGTTACACTGCCGTCATCGTTGTATTGATGATTACTGCAATAAGAAAAACCATCTTGCATAATTTGATGCAGTGCTAATCGGTGTCTTGCTTTTAAGCCTTTCATATTCACCTACCTTTATTGAGTTAATCCACATTAGCCACCTTGTCTGAACAGTGGCTAAAATTGAGTAACTTCTTTTGCAGCTAACTAGACTGCTTGTCTGAGTCGGAATTGAATTTCGCTAGTTTCGTCAACTTTGCGTTATTGCTTGGTATGTGCTTATAATACCTAGTAGGTAGTTATATGTCAATACCCATAAGGTAATATTTTTAAAAATATTCAAATAAAATACTTCATGGGTGGTATTAATAGGCAATAAAAAACCCGCTTAAATGCGGGTTATTTTGTTGATGTCTTGTTATCCTGCACGGTAAACTTTGCGACCTACTACTATAAGGCTGTTGTGATTTTCGGGTGTGATTAGCTTGTCGGGGTAGTTTGGGTTAAAGCTATGTAAGCGTAGATTGCCGCCAGCTTCAACAAACACCTGCTTAAACATTTTTGCACCGTCTAACAGTATTGCGTAAACTTCACCATCTTTTATCTCTTTGTCTGAGATATCAATACCCACCTCATCTTTATGTTCGATGTGGGGACTCATACTATCGTTTGCAGCGCAAACTAAAACAAAGTTATCGGGCTTTATATTGCGTGTTTTAAAAAAGTCTGATGAAAATCCGCGATACCCCTTCAACTCCTCAAAATCCGCTTCATTGCCATGACCACAGCAAAAATAAGCCGCATAGATAGGAATTTGTATATCTGTTTCAACTTCACCAACAATCACATTGCTTTGAAGACCTGCATTGCCCAACTGGTCATTGTCTAGCCAATGCGAAGGTTTGTTAAACGCCTTCTCAATCCTAGCGGCTATTTCATCGCCTATCTTTTTTGTTGGGTTTTTGCCGATGTAGTGACCCAGCAAGCCATAGCTAATGCCTGTCTTGTCTGCCAAACCATTGCGGTTTAGCCCATTGTCTTTCATCAGCTTTAAAACATTTTCACGCCTAATTACGTCAATACCTTTTAGATAGTTAGCCATGACATAAACCCTTTGTTTTGTGGTGGTTTTATTCTAACACTATCTACCCAAAAGGTAAAACAACCAAATAGGTATAAATTCTTATTGATTTAATACTACCTACAGGGTATTATATAAGGACTTATGACAAGAGAGGTATTAATGAGCGATTTATACAAATATTGGCGTGCGCTTGATGAGTCGCAGAAACAGAAGTTTGCCGATAACGCAGGCTTAAAAGTTGACTACATCGAAACGCACTTAATTCATAAGCGCAAAACGCCACCACTTGACCGATTAATGAAAATGGCGCAGGCAAGTAATGGGCGTTTGAGTTATCACGGTTTATGCGATTTTTTCCTAGTTGAAAATGAAGCATAAAAAACCCTGTTAGCGTGAACTAACAGGGCTTCAACAAAACAGCAATCAACGGAGTAATTCTACTATGAATTTACCAATTTTACAATCAGAAGTTAAAACGATGAGTAGCCGAGAAATCGCAGATTTATGCGGTGCTCGTCATAACGATGTTATCGCAACCATTGAACGATTGTTCTCAAAAGGACTTTTACGAGAAAGTCGTAAAACCCTAAGGGAGTACATATCCCCCAACGGGGGTCGTCCTACAATGGTTTATGACCTAACAAAAACCGACACAATGAAGGTTGTATCTGGTTACAACGATGAAGTGCGTTCGCGAATTATTGACCGTTGGCAAGAATTAGAAAACAAAGAACTTTCTAAACTCGAAATTCTACAAATGGCTTTACAGTCCGAACAAGAGCGCATCGCCTTAGAAAACAAAGTCGAACAACTACAGCCAAAGGCAGACGCCTACGAAATCCTAAGCGGTGCAAAAGGCAGCGTATCAATTCGTGTGGCTAGTGGTGAGTTAAAAGTACCTGAAAAGAAATTCATTCAATGGCTTTTAGATAACGATTGGGCATACCGCGAAGGCAATCGCACAGACGGCAAATTATTGCCACACGCACACCGAAAAGAGCAGGGTTATTTAGAACTTGTCAGTGTCGTGACCTACAACACTGGTGAAGCAGTAGCGCGTTCACAAACCAAAGTGACGCAAAAAGGGCTGACGCGATTGGCTCAAATTTTCAGCAAAAACCGCGCATTACTTACCCATAAAATCAGCAGCAATGAGGTGGCGTGATGATTGGATTTATTCCCAACCAAGAAATGAGAACAAAAGAACTAAAAACCTTTGTTGAAAGTGTTTTTAAGGCGCAAACAAAACTCTCAGAAATTATGAAACGCAGCAGAACAGCAGTTTATCAAGCGATGGAGCGCGGTGTTTCTGAGAAGTTTTACGAGGATTTTATTCAAGCCAAACAAATCCTCCTTGAATTAGAGAATGACAATTTAACTGCTTTTGAAACTGCATTTTACGCAAGAAATTTAGCGAATGAAAACGAGGAAGTGAAAAGCTACGCACTCGATAGATTAATCAAATACGGAAAATCACATAAATCTGCAAAAGAGGTGACAGCATGAGCAAATTTTACTTTTTAGTTATGAATGGTGAGCCGATACAGCCAAACGAAGGCGATATGGTGCACGAGCTGGCTGTCGCTGAAACGATTTTGGACTACCTAAAAACGGTATGCCCTGATGATGAGTTTGATATCGCTGAAGCTGTGTTTATTGATGAGCAGTTAACCAGCGAAGGGGTGGTGTGATGAAAATTACAGTCGCAGTAATGCATGACGATTTTACAGCAGATTCGTATAACGAAAATTTAACTTTAATTTCAGTTAGCGAGCCTGTGCTTTTTGATGACCTTGAAGACTACAAAGAAATGATAAGTGTTGCAATTTTCAATTCGGAAATAATTGCTGGGTATGTTTGGTATCAAGTCGAATTAGAGCTAAAAGGCACGAGTCAGCGAAATGGCGAGCAGCCATACTTTGATGTTATCAGCGTAAATGAGGTGCCAGAATGAACAAACTATCTCAAGCAAAGCCTGTCAATCCAGTATGCAACTTTTGCAACAACACAAGTGAGCATTGCTGCACCGAATCGGACAAAAACCAACTCGCAGAACAGGCTAAAAGAGAGCGTGAACTGCGTGAAGAAGATGAGTTATTTGAAGTTGAGCTATCACGCCTTAGATGGGGCGCGATGGTTGTAGGGGGTAAGTGATGAAAGAGCGTATTTTTACAGCGCATGAGTTGAAAGTGTGGAATGAGCATTTTGGCAAGTACGACAGGAACGAAATTATCCGATTGAAAAGAGGGTATCTTTTCGCAAATCGTAATGGTTTCAAAGCAACCAACAAAGAATTGGAAGCAATAAGAGTTTGGAATTACTTCACGACAATTCTCAGAACGGGCGAGTTGCCAAAGGCTAAGTTGAGCGTTAGAGAGCAAATTGAAAACATCTTAGAAACTCAAGATTACTTTGAATTATCGCAGATTGACGCTAAGAGAAACACCGTGATTAAGATAATCCATGACCTTAACCGAAATTCTAAGGGTGAAAAGCTGCAAGCCTATTATCAAAACGGTTCTACACAGCGAAAAATAGGCGTTAGTGACAAAGTTATTGGCTACCGTCTAGTGAGCGATACCGCCATAGCAGAACAAGCAGAAAGCAAGCTAAGGGAGCGTAATAAACGCCTATCGAGTGATAGCCAAGTTAAAAGCGCGTTATACAGCAAAGTGTATGAGCATTTCAGCAGCGTCAGAAAATCCGTGCTTAACGCAAATGATTTAGCCGCGTTTAACAATCAAAGCGTGGTTATCAGAGTGATTGAGGACTTGGGTTATCGCTTTAGCCCAAACGCAGCAAACTGGCATTTAAGAGTATCAGCATAAAGCAAAAAACCCATTCTTGGGGAATGGGTCACATTAACATCACGAGGTAAACATGAAATTAACAAAACATAATTTAGCACAAACCATAAGGGGGCGCAATGACAATGCTTAACCCCAAGGGATTATTGATGGACAAGTGGCATAAAACACCAAACGCAGTAGTGGATAAATTGGCTGGGGATGTTCTAAGTCCTAACGCTATTGTCTGCCTAATCATCATTATTCGATTGACCAGTGGCATGAACAAACCAACTGCAAAAATTCCTAATAGCACGTTTCAGAAAAAGACAGGAATTAAGCGCAGGGAAACAATGGCAAAAGTTATTGCTGAATTAACCGATAGCGGGCTTGTCTTTGCTTCAAAAAACAATGGTGCTGTTACTGAGTTTTCTATCAATAACTTATGTGACTTATGGTATGACGTACCAAAGCTAGAACCTATCAAAGAATCAGACCAGTACTATGAAACCGTACCAGTACTATTCAATAGTACCAGTACTAATAAACCGTACAGCCCTGTACTAATAAACCGTACAGGTATTACTAAAACCAGTACGTTTCAACCGTACACTTATAAAGACAATCTTAAAGACAACTTTAAAGACAAAGAAAAGACTTTTTGTTTTTCAAAATATGCTTTGTCTAAATTCAATAAAAAACCTTCAAAACGTGATTTAGAGATTGAGGAAATATTTAACACTTGGCTATCACTTACTGGTCAATCAATCAAGTTAAACGACAAGCGTAAATCTCAAATCAATGCACGATTAAAAAGCGGTTACACCTTAGACCAAATAACCCAAGCAATGCAATTTGTTGCTACCAGTGATTGGCATAAGCAAAGCGGTAACGTCACCTTTGAATTGGTGATGCGCTCAGATGAACAACTTGACAAACAGTTAATCAAATGCAGCAAACCCAAGCCAAACGACAAGCTAGCCGTAAATCAATCTTGGCAGCCAAACAATGACGGCATTATCCGTCAAAGCACCGTATCACTTGAAGAAATGTTCTAGGAGTAAATCAGATGAAAACTATGACCGTATCACCTTTTGATAAATTTTTAAAAGATTTTGAAGTTCCAAGCGAGGTTATTCAGAAAAAAACTGGTAACTGTGACATTCATGGCGAAACGATTTTTACAAGTTTTAGGGGCGGTGAGTTTGGATGCAAAAAATGTAAAGACACTGAAGCTGAGAAAAAACAGCAAGAGGAGTTAAAAAAACAAGCTACTGAAATGCGGCATTTTAACTTGGCTACAAACGGTATTGATAAAGATATGAAGGGTTTTGATGACTGGATTTATGACCAAAGCGAAAATCAAAAATCAAGACAAGAAAAAATGATTGCTGCGTTAAAGCGTTACTCAAATAACTTTGAAAAAACATTACCAAATATTTTGTTAGTTGGCGGCACAGGTAGCGGCAAGACAATGTTATCAAATGCGATTTGTTATGGTGTTTTTAATAAATGCTATAGCTCAAGAAACCATACGCCTTGCCACATGGTTACGTCTGCACAGATTACACAGATGGTAAAGGCAGGATGGAAAGACCCAAGCAAACCAACCGAGCAGGATATTTTACGCAGATTAGCAAGTTACGACCTTTTGGTGATAGATGACTTGGGCGATGCTGATACCAGCATTGGCGAAATGGCGCAGCAAGACAGAAACCGATTGGGTCAAATCTTGGCTATGCGCTACCAAAATGCACCCACGATTATCACAACCAACTTAACAGAGGAACAAGCCAAGCAATTTATAGGCGATAGAGCGTGGGACAGATTACAAGAAAACCTTGTGATTATTCGCTGTGATTGGGCTAGCCACCGTCAAAAAACAGCAAAGGTGAGTTATCTATGAACTACTACTCATTACTCATCCACTTAATCAAACTTTACCCAAGCCGCAAAGAGCAAAAAACCAAAGTCGAAAAATTATTGATTGCCAACGACAAGCCGTTAACTGACGGCTTAGTCGAGCAGGAAATTAAGCAGCAATTTGGGCATGGCTTTACTCATAACGTGTTAACGGTCAACCAAATATCACAACAAGAATATCAAGCACAGGCGGCAATCCATGAAAAACACTAAAACGACAGGTGAGCAAACGCGGCATGATTTTAAAACTAAAGGCTGGTCGATGAATGGTACACGCTGCCACATTTTGAAAGTTGCTAAAGAATTTAAAGGCGACAATGGCGAAGTGGTTTTGATGGCATCACCGAAACGCGCCTTTGCAGGGTACGCGCTTGTGTTTAACGGTCAGCTACCGATGGGCTGCGTGTGGTCAACAACACGCGTGGGCGTTAAGTGTGTGGCACTGGCAAGCTGGAATGAGATTAAAGAGATGGAGTTAAGCGCATGAGACCAAAGGCAAGCAAGATGCAGGGTGATTTAATTTTAAGGAATAGATTATGAAACTAACCAAGAAACAGCGCGAAGAATTGAAGCAAAAGTTTGGTGGTCACTGCGCTTATTGTGGCATTGAACTTGGTGAGCGATGGCAAGCCGACCATTTAGAGCCAGTCGAGCGCAACTGGGAAACCTACAAAGACAAGAATGGCAAGCTCAAAACCCGTGCCACCGACATGAATAAACCTGAAAACGACCATTATGACAATCTCATGCCGTCTTGTGTCAAATGCAACAACGACAAACACAGCATGACGCTTGAAAACTGGCGTTACATGATTAAAGACCGTGTCCGCACCTTGAACGAAAATCCGAAGTATGCAAGTTATCAAAAGGCAAGGCGTTTTGGGCTGGTGCAAGAAACTGGCATTGAAGTGGTTTTTTTCTTTGAGCAATGCACGATAAAGTTAAATAACAGATTGGTTTAATAAGATAACGAACTACAGCATAGCCAAAACTAACAGAAACACGCCTATTTTTGATTTTAGCGTCAAAGATAGGCAAACATACTAAGCAAGGTTTAAAACGCAAATACGAGCAAATGGAGTGGCAAAATGAGAAAATACGATTTTCTAGCAATAGCGGTGTTTATAGGGTTGGTTTTGGCAATCGTGATTAAGGTGGTGTTTTGATGACTCAACAATGATGTGGTGCTTGATAGTGCCAGCCGTGATTTGGGCATCAATCAAAATTATCAGTGACGCTTACGAGCTTTACTACATAGTTAAATGCGACAAAGACAGAGATATGGGGTTTGATGATGACGAAAATTAATCTTAATAAATATGAGCAATATAGCGGCTTAGAGCAATTTATCAAGACTGATTTTGTCACTAAGCAGCTAGACATCAAAGACAAAAAGCGGTTAAAGCAACACAACAACAATCGGCAGCACAAGGACAAAAAGCAAGATGACAAGTAAATCTATCAAAATTGGCATAGATACAGGGGTAAACACTGGACTGGCTATTATGCTTTGGGGTGACTTAACAAGAGTGGAAACCACATCGATTACAAGAGCAATGGCTTTGATTTTACAGTGGTGTCCGTCAGAAGAAACAAAAATCTATATCGAAGATGCGCGAAAGTGGAACGGTTACTCAAAAAACATCACTGACAAAAAGAGCAAGTCAAAAGCGCAGGGCGCAGGGTCAGTCAAGCGTGACGCGCAAATTTGGGAAGATTGGTGCAAAGAGAACGGCTATGAATATTTGCTACTTTCGCCAGCCGCTAAAGGTGCAAAAGTTGATGCCGTGAAGTTTGAAAAAATAACAGGGTGGCAAGGTCGGACAAGTCAGCACGCACGAGATGCGGCAATGTTAGTGGTGGGTAGATAATGGCTTACTACCGCAAAACAGACAACGCTAAGGCGCAGATTGTCGAGCATAGCCCAGTGACCGATAGTGTGTATGTGCAGTTCAACAATGAGCCGCCACAGATTATCACATGGAACGAATTTATTGAGATGGTAACGATGAAACTGGAGGTGAGCGATGAAAAATGATGCAGTAAACCACCCAAGCCACTACACGAGCCACCCGAGTGGAGTCGAATGTATCCAGGTAACCGAACATTTAAATTTTTGTATCGGCAACGCTATCAAATATTTATGGCGAGCAGGGCTGAAGGATGGTAACAGCGATATCCAAGATTTAAAAAAGGCGGTGTGGTATATCGAGCGCGAAATTGCAAGATTAGGCGGTGACAATGAATAAAACCCAACGATTTGAAGCATTGCGTCAATTCGGTTGTGTTGAGTGCGGTAGGCGACCAGTTGATATAGCACACAGCAATTTTAGCGAACACGGCAAGGGTAAAGGCATTAAAGCCGATGACAGCTATACAGTGGCTTTATGCAGAGCTTGCCATGGTGATTTTGACCTATACATCAATCTTAACCAAGAGCAAGCAAAGGCGAAATTTGCTGATTGGTTAACCAAAACAAATATGGCATTAGGGTGCAAAGATGAACCAGCGTTTTAGACTTATTGACGATGACGTTTTTATTAACTGCACCAATGCGATTTTAAAGCGATACAAGGCGGCTAACGATGTGCTGAATGTCATCATAACAGACGATGATGAAACGCGCTCACACGCTCAAAATAGGCTTTATTGGGTATGGCTCACCCAGCTACAAAACAAATGGGGGCAGGATAAAGACAGCTTGCATATACAGCTTAAACGACAGTTTTTAGCAAGGATTTATCTAAGAGATGGCACAGACAAACGATTGCCAATAGCTGTGCAAAATTTACAGGTCATTAAGGAGGTTGCGCCACATATCTATGAGAGCCAAGCCGAGATAGTGGCAAATGGAATTAGCACGACAATAGCGAGTACAAAACAGTTCACTGAGTATCTTAACGATATATACGCTTTTAGCTATGCAAAGGGTGTATTGCTTGAGATACCGCAGGATTTAGCATGGTGTAGGGGGTAATGATGGGATATAGCGAGCCTAAAAAGGTGATTTGTCGTAGGACAGGCGAAGTGGTCGGAACGCTGCAAAGCGATAACATCAAGATTAATGGTAAGCCGTGCGTGGTTTATTTTGATAGCAGAGTCAGCCACACAATCACATTGGGTAAGGTGGTTTTTGAGGATAAGTTTCGCTTAGAGGATTGCAAATAATGGATAAGCTAGTACAGTGGGGCAGATGGGTTAATTCAGATAGCAATATGCTAGGCAGCTATTCATCATGGCTTATGATTATGCGAAACAACGTGCAGACAAGCAAGCCGCAACGATTTAGCATTACTGATGATGAAGCCTTATTAGTTGATACGGCAGTTACAAGGTTGGCGGCTAAAAACACGCTACTATGGCAAATTATTTGTCTAAAGTATATTTGCAATTTAAGCCTACGAGATATCGCTATCACCTTGCTTGTGATTGACCCAAGTTTAAACGGTGGTAAGCGGATATCAAAAGATGATGTTAATAAAAAATTATGTACGGCTGAGGGTTTTATTGATGGTGTTTTAAGCCGTGATTAAATAGCTTGACTTTGGCAGACAGTCGTGTTATAAAAGTATTCATAATCGAGAAGTGTCTAAATGGTGCTATCGGTTAAGGTCTGACCCACCGCTAGACGGTGCAGTAGGGCTACTCGGTAACTGCTTAATCTAGCTTTTTATTTAGGTAAACGGCGATGATGATTGAGCGGTCACCTAATTTACAAGGTTAAGCGTGAGTGTCGGGGGTTCTCGATGTGTGCAGGACAGGGTCGCCATAAAGCATAATTCCTAGTCGCCTTGTTTTATTACTTTAGCAGAAAGTAATCTGTTTATTAGTTTGCAGACTTAAACTAGTAATGTTTTCTAGTCGGGTTACACGTTAAACAAACAGACGCCAAATACCAAACCGCTTGCATTAACTTGTAGGCGGTTTTTTTATGGCTTGCAGTCTAAGCGATGGGCTGCGAGTCTTTTTTATTTTAGCCTAGGAGGGCTTATGACAAGTAAAGCCCAAAGGGGCAGAACAACGATTTACAGTCAAGAGTTAATCGAGAGTATTTGTGAGCAGATATCAAACGGTAAATCATTAAGAGCGGTTTGCCGTTCTAAAGACATGCCGTCAATGTCAACGGTAATGGCATGGCTTAGTGAAAAAGATGAATTTTCGGAGCAGTATCGTAAAGCCACAGAGCAAAGAGAGGATTTTCACTTTGAAGAAATGATGGAAATCGCGGACAAGGTGCTACCCGAATCCGCAGAAGTTGCAAAGGCTAAATTACAAATCGACACTCGCAAATGGGTGTTATCTCGAATGAATCCTAAAAAGTACGGCGACAAACAACAAATGGAACATAGCGGCGATGTTGCTGTCAATATGATATCTGAACTCATGAAGGAGTTGAGCGCGGGGGAATAGATGATTAATGATATCGCTATAAACCTACTCAAAGACCAATTCTACAGACTAAACAATCTTTACTACATCACCGACAAGAACGGTAAAAAGATTAAGTTTAGAATGACTAGAGAGCAGTTAGAGTATTACAACAAGGAATGGCATAAGAATGTAATTCTAAAGGCGCGGCAATTAGGTTTTACCACAGAAGTTTGTATTGTGCAGTTAGATTGCGCCTTGTTTGAATCAAAAAAATGCGCCTTGATTGCCCATACGCTGCATGACGCTAAACGGCTATTTCGAGAAAAGACAAAGTTTGCTTATGACAATTTGCCCGAGGTGATACGCCTAGCAAACCCCATCAAGATTGAAACCAAAGAGGAATTAGTATTTTCCAATGGTGGTAGTGTAACTGTTTCAACGTCATTTCGTGGCGGCACACTACAGCGATTGCACGTTTCAGAGTTTGGTAAGATTTGCGCCAAATACCCCGAAAAAGCGCGTGAGATTGTTAGCGGTGCATTTCAAGCCGTGAATGACGAAGGTGTTATCACACTAGAAAGCACAGCAGAAGGCAGGCAAGGCTACTTCTTTGATTATTCACAGCAAGCAGAAAAAGACCAATTAGCAAACAAAGAATTGACCGCCCAAGACTGGCGGTTTTTCTTTTTTAGTTGGTGGCAAAACCCCGAATACTCGATGACGGCTCAAGCCTTGCCTGATAGATTAATCGCCTACTTTGAAAAACTACAGGCAAAGTATGGCATTACGCTGACCGATGAGCAGAAATCATGGTATTACAGCAAAGAGAAAACGCTTGGCGATGACATGAAGCGTGAATACCCATCAATACCCAGTGAAGCATTTGAGCAAAGTATTGAAGGGGCTTATTACGCGCAGCAGTTTAATTACCTTTACACCCATAACCGCATTGTCGAGAGCCTGCCAAACAATGACCATTTGCCAGTAGCAACCTATTGGGATTTGGGTGTGAGTGATAGCACAACGATATGGTTTGTGCGTAAAGTTGGTACTGAGTATCACATCATTGACTATTACGAGAATAGCGGCGAGGGTTTAAACCATTATCTTAAGGTATTAAAAGACAAAGGCTATCAGTACGAAAAGCACGTTGCACCGCATGATGTTGATAACCGCAGTCTAGGGGCAGAGAACGCTAAAAGCCTTCGAGAATTAGCCCGTGATGGCTATTTGATTGATGGTGAACGCTACTCAATAAAGTTTGATGTGGTGCCAAGAACGAGCAATGTTAATGCTGATATTGAGCAAGTACGGCAGATACTAAAACAATGCTGCTTTGATAGCGTGAAATGCGAGCAAGGACTAAAAGCACTTGAAAGCTACAAGAAGGCATGGGACGAGAAAAACGGTGTATGGCGCGATAAACCGCTGCATGATTGGTCATCACATGGATCGGACGCATTTAGGTATTTTGCAGTGCATGAAAGACAACCAAAACCAGTTACGCGGTTAAGACGTAAAATGAGAATGGGATTTTAGGCAATAACTCATGGTTAGTATGGTAAAATAGCTTAAATTCAATGGAGTTTAAGCTATGAATGGTTTGAATAAATTCCCTGTTACTGATAACATCATTGGTTATTCAGAAGAAAATGTAGCTGATTTAACATATTCAGCAGCTATTTACCACAATGGCGGAAGATACCTTGCTGAGTCTAATTACTCTGAGCAAGAAGCTAGATTTTTTGCTATAAATGAATTTTTAAAAGAATACCCAGAGTTAACGGATTTGGTCAATAAAAAAATACAAGAAGTTAAAACTAAGTTGATTGATGTGGGCGGTGCAGCGGCTTTTCAGTTGGCTAACGATGAAAAATATGACGCAACGCTAGGCTCATTCAAAAATGAACAACTAGCCGAAAGTATTAAAATGAAATACTACAATGATAAGCTGTAGTCTCAATTTTTTAAACACAAGAACCTAGCCTAACACGCTGGGTTTTTTAATAGGTAAAGAAAATGACAATCAAGCCCGATGTTATCCATACGCAGCTTGCAGAAGCGTTACCTGCTATGGCGTTATGTGCTAACTCGTACAAAGGCGAGCCGTATGTGTCTGCTTATCTGCCAAACCCAAGCCCAAGCTATGAAGACCCATTGATTAGTAATGCGCGTTTTGAAGCCTACAAAGAGCGAGCGAACTACTACAACGTCACGCGCAGGACAATCCAATCGCTTGTCGGTATGGTGTTTAGCAAATACCCAATGATTGATAATGCGGACAACTTCGACAAAAAAGAGATTGCCCAAACTGCCAAACGCGCTGTGATTGAGGTATTGCAAAAAGGTCGTTGTGGTTTATTGGCAGATTACCCTATTAATCAAGGCGTGGTAAGCAAACAGCAATTAAACGCGCTAGGCTATCAGCCTAAAGTTAAGCTATACCCAGCCGAGAGCGTGATTAACTGGCGCACTGAAAACGATAAACTAACACTTGTGGTTATTCGCGAAAAGTACGTTACCGAAGATGACGGATTTAGCCTAAAAACAGCCGAGCAGTTGATTGTATTGCGATTGACCGATGGTCAAGCGACAAGCCAACTTGTGCAGCAAAAAGATGGCGCATGGGTGTTTGGCGAAGTTAGCGCAATCAGACAATCAAACGGCAAGGCGTTTAGCGAAATCCCTTTTACCTTTATCGGCAGCGAGAATAATGACGCGGATGTTGATGACAGCCCAATGTTTGACTTGGCAAAGGTCAATATTGCCCATTATCGAAATTCAGCAGACTATGAAGAATCTATTTTCCTGGCAGGACAGCCTACGTTGTTTGTCAGTGGCGTAACCGATGATTGGCGTGACTACTACGATGGCGTAACGGTCAATGCACAAGGTCAAGAAGTCACCACACAAGGTCATCCGATAACGCTAGGCAGTCGCACGGCTCACTTACTAGGTGAAGGCTCAACTGCTCAACTACTGCAAGCCAGTGCAAATATGGCATTATTTGAAGCCATGAGCCACAAAGAAAAGCAGATGGTAGCGTTAGGTGCAAAGTTAATCGACACTAGCACCACGAATAAGACGGCAACCGAAGCTAACAGCGAAAATGCGACAAATACAAGCGTATTATCCACGATTGCCAACAATGTATCAGACGCATTTAGCAAGGCATTAAATTATTGTTCCCTGTTCACAGGTGATAAGCCTGAAGTTGTGGTAACGCTCAATACCAACTATCAAACTAACAAGATGACAGCGCAGGAACGCCAACAACTCATTGCAGAGTGGCAAAGTGGGGCTATCTCGTTTAAGGAAATGCGTGACAAACTCGTTGAAGACGAAATCGCAACGGTTGAAGATGTTGAGCAAGCACAAGCCGAGATTGAAGCGTATAGCAATGATAGTGTGATGAGTGCTTTACAAGGGGGTAAATGATGTTACTAAAATACGCTGTAGCGCTTGGAATTGTTATTGGCTGTCATTTAATGCTATTAATTGATTGTTCGGCTGAGCGTAAGTGGTTGAATTTTTGGTGCTTGTTGGTTTCTTTCATTTCATTCTGCTTTATTCTATCTGTCGTTTATGATTACTTGAGATTGCAGCAATGATAGTGTTATGAGTGCTTTATCAAATAATACACAAGGTGGTTAAATATGCAAACTTTTGGTTTTGGTAGTGCTTTAGAGATTATCCAAGAAGGCGGTCGAGTTTCCCGTAGTTATTGGGGCGATAGCGCGTTTTTATTTTTGGTGATTGGCGACTGTGTTTCAACTGCGATTGAATCGTGTTATGGCGACCCATCAAAGCAAGGTGTGTATACCGTAGCAGATGTAATCTATCTACATACAGCAGAAGGTGAGTTAATACCATGGTTTGCTGATAGTAGTGATTTGTTGGCAAATGACTGGGTTAAGCTGTGAGTGACAAGCTAAACGCAGATAAAATATTGGATTTAGCAACAAAAGCATTTGCGTATATTGGATTTGTTTATGTATTGCAAGAAATTTTTAAGTTAATAGGCTTGATTCATGAGTGATTCACAATACATCGACCAAACCTTTAGGCGAGCCGTCTATCTTGAACGCTTAAAGCAATCAATGGTGAATGATTTTGGATTGACGCTCAAGCAGATTGATAAGCTAATCGGACAGCTTGACATTGAGAGCCTAACCGCTAAACAGCTTGATAAATACCTTGACACGCTAGACAAGCAGCTAACCAAAACACTAGGTGTATGGTCGGACAATTACCGTGAGCAACTAAGCGAGATATTTGCAGATTGCTACGAGTTTGAAAAGCAGTCACTCGTTAAAGCGTATGAAGTGCCAGCCACAGCGATTGCAACGCCTAGCAACTTAGCCGCCTTGTCTTATGTAGCAATGGCAAAACCACTGCCATTGACAGGCAATACAGGCATACCGCTCAATGACTTAATCAAAGACCTAAACAACAACGAGGTCAAGCGCATTAAGCAAGCCGTGAGAATGGGGCATTTTGAAGGCAAAACCAATCAGCAACTCGTTCAACAGATACGCGGCACAAGAGCCAACAAGTTTAAAGACGGTATCTTACAGACCACTACGCGCAATGCTGAGGCGATAGTGAGAACAGGCGTGCAACAGGTCGCTAATGATGCAAGGCTTGAGATAGCACGGCAAAACAGTGATATCGTCATCGGTGAGCAAATCGTTGCGACACTTGATAAACTTACCTCACAGGTGTGTAGGTCTGCGGATGGCATGATATTCAAAGTAGGCGAAGGACGCAGACCACCGTTTCACATTAATTGTCGCTCAACCTTTATTCTTGTCCTAGACCCAAAATACAGGGGCAAAGGTAATACAGACAAGCGAGCAAGCTATGAAGGTGTGACGGACAATAAGTCATATTACGAGTGGCTTAAATCGCAGCCTAAATCCTTTCAAGATGATGCGCTAGGAAAGAAAAGAGCCGCGTTATTTCGTGGTGGTGGCTTGAGTGCCGATGACTTTGCAAGGCTTAATCTCAATAAGAACTTTGAGCCGTTGACGCTTGACGAAATGCGAGCAAAAAATCCAACGGCATTTGAAAAGGCAGGGTTGTGATATAATAGCGAAAACTAACGAGGGTTTTGCTATGAAACTTGAGCCTAAAGAACTTAGAAAATTTATTGCTGACAGCGAAATTGAAGCAAAGTCAAAGATTGAAATACTATCATTGACTGATGTTGAATTAGTGTTGATGGTTGATAGTGTTATCAACCAATCGGTCAATGCTTTGGTAAGCACAGCAAACGCCTTAAATGGTTTGTTTAGTAATCAAAACAAGTAGGGTTTTGCTATGAGCAACGATAACGAAAACTCAAAACTTGATAAATATTACAAACCATTAGAATATGGCTGTTTAGCTAGTAATATGTCAGTGGATGACCTAAAAGCATTGAAAGAGGCACACTTAAAACAATTAGTCGACATAGTGAATGAATTAACACAGCAATATCAATATTATGGCGTTAATGTCGCTATTAGTATCAATCCAATAAAGATTGAAGCAATGGGCGAACCAGTGCGATATGAGCATGATATTAGTTTAGACCTAAATCTTTAGAAACCAATTCAAAACACAAAGAGCCTTAGCCTAACCGCTAGGGCTTTTTTATTAACCGCAATCCGTGATTGCACAAACTAACGGCTAGTAGCCAATAAATGAGGTAGTAACCCATGTCTGACCAAACCCAAACCATTGACGCACCAGTAACCGACACAACCGAGCAAGCTATCACGCCTGAGCAATACCAAGCGTTGCAAGCCGAGGTCGAGAAACTGCGCAAGCATAGCGAGACGCTACTGGCTGAAAAGAAAGCCGAGCAGCAAAAACAGCGTGAAGCGCAAGCCGAAAAAGACGCACTGGCACAAGAGCAAGCCCGAAAGAAAGGTGATTTTGATACCCTTGAAAAACAGTATCAAGACAAGATTGCCAAACTTGAAGCCGAGATTGTAGAGCGTGACAAGCAGCGCGATAGCGACTTAGTAAAGTCTGAAGCGTTAAAACTAGCGTCTAGTTTAAGCGACAACGAACACAATCAAGCTATTTTGCAGATGCTTATTGAAAAGCGTTTAGCGGCTGAAAACGGACAAGTTAAGGTCGTAGATGATTTAGGCAATGCCACAATCTCAACGATTGCAGATTTGAAAAACGAAATCAGCACAAGCGGCAAGTTTGACTCGCTCATTACTGGCACAAAAGCAAGTGGCGTAGGGGCAACAGGTCAAGGCACACAAGGCACTAAGACGCTGAAAGATTACACTGAAGGCGAATTAATCGAACTACAAAAAACCAATCCTGCGGAATTTACCCGCATCATTAATCAATAGGAGTCCTCATGGATTTACTAGAAGTATTTAACCGTCCCATTGCGACCGCTTTTGTTGACAAAGACGTAACGCAAAACACTATCTTTCAAAGTGGTGGCGTGTTTGTTTCAACAGGCGAAGTGGCAAATGCCTTAAACCTTAATCAATCCGTGATTAGCGTTCCTCATTTGCTTGAGCCTGACTATAACCTAGAGTCTAACTACTCAAACACCATCTACAATGACATTGCAGAGCCTCGCACGCTCGATTTTGGTAGCGTAACCGCTCGTGTTGCCTATCTCAATGAAGGCTGGGCTGCAAGTGCATTGGCAATGCAGTTAAGCGGTGTAAACCCTAACCAGTTGATTGCCACTCGTGCCAATAAATACTGGACTGCTCAGATGGAAATGCGAACAGTTGCAACTGCTATGGGTATTTACAACTCTAACAAGGCAAACGCTACCATCGTGACCAAGACCGCGACACCTTTTAGTGTTGAAGCGTTTATTTCTGCTCGTTCTACTACTACCGCTCGTGGCGTTATGGTGACCAGTTCAGCGATTAAAAACCAAATGACTTTGGCGCAACTGGAAATCATTGGTGCAAATCCTGCTGATGTCAAAACGGTTGACACCTACAACGGCTATATCGTGGTCGCTAACGACAAATACACCAAGTTAGCCGATGGCAGCACATTGACCATGATTTTTGGTGAAGGTGCGTTTGTTGCAGCATCTAAGGCGAATCCGCGTGATATGCGTGTTGAAACCTCAGAAAGCCGCGCAAATGGTGGTGGTGTCGATGTGTTATGGACGCGCCGCGATATCCTGGTACACCCGCAAGGCTTCAACTTCACTTCTGCCAAGTTGACAGGTGGCACGAAAAACCAAGCACTGTCTGCAAGCCTTGAGGATTTGACAGATGCAACCAACTGGACGGCAGCAGGTGGCAACGCCTTGACTGATACCGCTATCCGTTTCTTAGTTACCAAAGGTTAAGGAGTTAAATCATGGGACTACCTAAAGACATTGTAAAACCCGCCATCAATTACACGCACCCAAGCGAGCGACCATACTTTGACCCATCAAAGTCAACGCCAGACGCTTTGGTTGCAATCGACAACACTAAATCGGGCGCAGATTACGGCATCACTGATGCGCCAGTTGTTGAGCCTTTAGCGGGTACAACAACAGAAAACGGTAAATAACCGTAAAACCATCACCAAAGGCTGTAGCAACTCGTTACAGCCTTTTTACTTAGGAGTATGACCAATGAGTTATCTATCCATTGAAACGGTAACAGCGAGCCTTAACGATGCAAATTGGGCGGCTAATGGTGACGGTCACTTATCGGTGATGCTTGCTAACGCTTGGTTATCATCAAAATCATTGCCTAATTTCGAGATTGTGCCAACCAATGTCTTGATGGCTGGTGCGTTAATCGCTCAGTCAATCGCTAAAGGCGAGATGTATAAAGGACGCACTGAGGGCGTAGTGGTTAGCAAGTCGGTTAAAGCGGGTGACGTATCATCAAGCAAAACCTATGCAAGCGGCACTGATGGCGAGCCGATATCACAAGCCGAGCAACAAGCGTTACTACTCTTAGCCCCATATCTAGTTAAAACCAAAGGCTATCGACAGGTTAGAGTTGAGAGAGCATAACAATGGGACTCCGTGACGAAGTAACCGCAGATATCAAAGACGCATTTAATACAGACCTAGCCGATGCCGTGAAGCCGTTTACAGGCAGTCGCACCGTGCAAGGCGAGCCTAGCATTGAGGACATACTCACAAACACGGTGGGCAGCAACTCAACTATCATCAATTACAGTGGGCGTGGGGTTTTTGGCGGGTACAGCGAGTTTGAAGTTGACGGTGAAGCTATCAAAGCCAATGACGTAAAGCTAACCGCTTTGCAAAGCGAAGTGACTACAAGACCACAGCTAGATGATGTGATTAACGGTTACCAAGTGGTAGTGGTAAATAAAGATGCTGCAAGTGTCACTTACACGATACAGCTAAGGAAGGTGTGAGATGCCGATTAATATTAGCGTACCTTTTGAGCGACTGGCTGACGATATCGAGCAGGAAGTTGACCGTAAGTATCGGGCATTTTGGTTTACGCTTTACAACAATGTTAATTTACTCTCACCTGTTCGCAGTGGTAGATATCGTTCAGCCCACTGCATGAGTATAGGACAGCCGAGCGCGTCAATCACTGGCACTGGTTTTGTATCACCGCCTAGCGGACTGCCTACCATGAGCATTGCCAACAATCTGCCATACAGTGAAAGGCTTGAAAATGGCTACTCAGGGCAAGCGCCTAGCGGCGTATATCAAAACGCACTCAATTCAGCCTTAGCGAGTTTCTCATAATGCACAGTATCGAAATTGAAAAGCTGATTAACGCTCGATTATTGGCTTTACCTAACCTAGATTTAAAGCGCGTTGCATGGGTTAATCAAAACTTTACTATCCCAACAACAGGGCTATGGCTTAGACCCACCGTGTTAGGTGGCATTAACTTTATGAGTGGCATGGCTGATAAACCTTGCAGCCGAGAAGTGGGAACTGTCATCGTTCAATGCTTCGATAGAGAAGGTCAAGGCACAGGGAGTCTAAAACGCTTTGCCGATGCCTTAGCGCAGCATTTAGCGTACTACAAAGCCGACAAACTAGAATTATTAACGCCTAGCATTATAGACGCAGGGTTTGACCCTAATACTAAATTTTATCAAATTAACGTATCTGTGGCATACCGCTACAACTAACCAAATTTTCAACCAATGCCGCCACTGTAGCGGCTTTTTTATGCCTAAAAAGGAGTCGTTATGAGTTCAGGCGCACGTGTTATCACCTCTATTGCAGAGCAAACAGACCCAAAAGTAATACCTCAAACTGGCTGGACTATCCTGCCAAATATCACTAACGGCTTAACCGTAGCCAATGACTTAACCAACAGCGAGATGTTAAACGGTGGGCGCATCGCTGCGGCTGGCATGATAACAGGCGGCTCAATCAGTGGCGATATCGAAACAGAGTTACAATATGGTACTTATGACAAATTACTAGCGGCTGCATTTTTCAACAACTGGATTGTTAATGCGGACGCACCCGATACGCTAGTTGTTGGCGATATCAAAAAGATTTTTGCAATCGCAAAAGATTTTACCGATGTGAATGTCAATCACTTGTTTACTGGCTGTGTCGTTAACTCGCTAGAAATCAACATCACAACCGATGACCTTGTAAAAGTTACGTTTGGTATCATGGCGCAAGGCTATCAGCACAGCAAAACCTTGTCATTTGCCAAGTCCCCTGCGGTAGTAGCACCAGGCAAAGCGGCAAGTGGCTTATCTATCGGTACAATCCTAAAAGACGGTGCGGATATCGGCATTTGCGTTGAGTCATTTAGCTTTGAGATTGACAATCAAGCTGAAATCCAAAAATGCTTAGGCGATAATCTGTATGGCGGCAATATCTTAGCTATGCTTGCTAATATTAGCGGCTCGATGACGTTAGCGTATGGCGTGGCATCGCATGACTTAGTTGTCAATCAGTTGACAGGTGCTACCGTTGCCCTTGAGGTGCCAATCAATTACTCAGATAAGCAAAAATATGTGATTAAATTGCCGCAGGTGCAAGTTACAGGCGATATCCCAAGCCCAAGCGGTACAGAGCTGGCAACCATTGATGTTAACTACACGGTGGTTAATGTATCGCCAGTGCTTGAAAAACACAAAGCCTAAGGGGTAGATAATGGGATTTAGTTTACAGAGCCTTAAAAAACCAGTGCGAATCGGTGAAGTGACTCGCACTATCAAACACGATAGCGGCTTAGAGCTAACGCTTGTCGTAAAGCATGACCCTGCGTTTAACAGTGCATTTGCCAAAGCGCAACAACTATTAGCTACCAAAACCACAAAAGACAGCTTCAAACGTGAAAATCAATCGGATATCACGGGCTATGAAGCCTTGATTATGGTAATCGGTGAATACCTTGTCAGCGACTGGAATGTCGATGTTAACGGTGAAGCGGTTGAGCCAAACGGCGATAACTTATTGCTTGTTTGTGAGAACATCTCAAGCGGCTTAGAACAGTTTTTGACACAGCTATTTGAAACTGTAACGAGCATGATAAAAGAGTTTTCTGATACCACAGAGGACGCTAAAAAAAAGCCGTTGAATACTACAGGTGGCAAACGCAAGCCGTAGGTCTAACCGAAAAGCGCAAGGCAATCTATGAAAAACTAGGGATTGCTTTGCCGCAAGGGATTGAAGGCGATGCGCTGCTTGATAGTATCATTACCATATTTGTGCTTGCTTGCCGTGAAAGGCGATATAGCGAAGGACAGCCGCTACCGATATCCACAAGCGATATCACAGCCGTTTTGCAGGTGCGTAGCGTGAATATGTCAAGGTGGCTACTTGACGATATCATCTTTGAGATTGACGCAATCGCACTTGATGAAGTTAAGAGATTGCAAAAGGCTAAATGATTGTTTATGATTTGTCAAAAACCATAGGACAGTCAAATGAAAAGTATATTCCTTGTTTTGGTAGTATTGCTAACAGCTTGCAGCGGTCAAAAACAAGATATCACTAAGCCCGAAACAGTAAAAGCCGATGAAAAAGGCAATATTAATGATGCTAATGTGCTTGTTGATTTATCAACAATATGCCAAATAGAAATACAAAAATCCATGAAAGACCCAAACTCTATGAAAATAGATTTTGCCACCGCTAAAGCCTGGAAGTCTGAAAAAGGTTATAAAGTCGGTTTTAAATTTGACGGTAAAAATGGCTTTGGCGGCACTATTAATCACACGGCTGTATGCGAAATTGATAAAGACAAGAAAATCTTAGCGTTAAGTGTAGAATAGATTTAAAAATTAAATATGAAGCCTAGCTTAATACGCTAGGTTTTTTTATGGGTGGAATATGGCAGCAGATACACGAGTAAGTATAACGATTGATACTGGCAATGCCGAAGATGCTATCAGACGTTTGCGTGAAGAACTTGACAGACTAGGCGGTTCTGCTGATGATGCCAGCGATGATATAGATAACGCAGGTAATAGCGGTAAGAAACTAAGCAAAGCACTAGACGGCATGAAAACAATCGGTGCAGCCGCAGGTGTCGCATTGGGCGCGGTAGGTTTTGCGCTAAAAGGCTCAGTTGATGAAGCAATCAAGTTTGAGTCTGCAATGGCTGATGTTAAAAAGGTCGTAAATTTTGACAGTCCGCAAGGCTTGGCAAATATGCGGCAGGACTTGCTAGACCTATCCACTCAAATACCTATTACGGCTGACGGCTTGGCTCAAATTGCAGCCGCAGCAGGTCAAAGCGGTATTGCAGCCAATGAGATAACTAAATTCACTGAAGCTGCTGCAAAAATGGGTACAGCGTTTGATATATCTGCCCAAGAAGCAGGGCAAGCGATGGCAGAAATGCGGACAGCGTTTAAAATGTCACAGACAGACGTTGAAGCATTGGCGGATAAAATCAACTATCTAGGCAATACATCACCAAACTCTGCCGCTAAGATTATGAAAATCGTGCAGACAGTTGGACCATTAGGCGAACTTGCAGGGGTGAGCGCGGCTCAAATCGCAGCAATGGGCGCAAGTGTGAATAGCCTTGCCCCCGAAGTGGTGGCGACTGGCTTAAAAAATATGTTCTTAGCACTCACTAAAGGAGAAAGTGCCACAAAATCAGCCAGTGAAGCATTTAAAAAACTAGGCTTAGACTCGGTGCAAGTATCGAAAGATATGCAGACAAACAGTGAAGCGACAATTAACCGCATCATTGAAGCATTGAAAAAACTACCTGAAGCACAGCGCACCGCAACCATTAACGATATTTTTGGTGCTGAAGCCTTGCCTGTCATTGCTCAGATGGTGACAAACACCGAAACGCTTACCAAAAATCTAACAGCCGTTGGCGATGCGACAAAGTATGCAGGGTCAATGCAGCAAGAGTATGCTGCAAGAAGTGCGACCACTGAAAACCAATTAGCCTTGTTTAGCAATAATTTAAACGTGCTAAAAGTGAATGTCGGTAGCGCATTATTGCCAGCGATTAACCAACTTGCTCAAGCGGTCATTCCTGTTGTGCAGTCAATGGCAACATGGGCGCAACAAAACCCCGATTTAGTCACTCAGATTGTCGCTATCACTGGCGCAGTATTGGGCGCAATTACGGTGTTAGGCGGTCTAGCATTGGCTTTTACTGCCGTGTCTAGCGGCATTGCTGCTGTTAGTGCGATTGCAGGGGGTGTGGCGGCTGTGATTGGTGCTATCAGCTTGCCTGTAGTGGCAGTTGTGGCGGCTATTGCTGCACTGGTAGCGGCAGGGGTTATGCTCTATCAAAACTGGGACACGGTTAAGGCAAAAGCTACCGAGATATGGAATAGTGTTAGCGATTCTGTGGGTGATGCTGTTCAGAGCATTGCTGATTGGTTTCGCAGCGCGGGGCAAGAAATACAAAACGAATTTAGCGTGATTGGTAATATTGTTAGCAATGGCTGGCAGTCAGTACAAAATTTCTTCTCAAAGTGGAGTGATGAAATTGAGTACCAAGTTGATATGACTTGGCAAGCGGTTAAGGGTGCGGTAAGTCAAGCACTGACGAATATAGCTAGCAATATCCAATCTCAATTTAATTCCATTAAGAGCATTGTTACTGGCGCATGGGGTGCAGTACAGACCGCATCTGCAACAGTGTTAAATGCGATGAAAGCAGTAGTGCAAACGGTTCTTGGCGCAATATCAACTTTGTTTACTGCTCAATTTGGCATCATCAAAACCGTTGTATCTACTGTGATGAACGCAATCAAGGCATTGGTACAAGGCGATATTCAAGGTGTTAAAAATGCCTTTAGTAGCGGTTTTGCAGCAGTGGTGGGTATCGTCAAAACAGCCGTGTCTAACATCGTTAGCGCGTTTGGTAATCTAGGCTCACAGCTATTTAATATCGGTGTGCAAGCAGTACAAGGCTTGGCAAACGGTATCAAGTCACGCATTAGCGCGGTAGGCACTGAAGCAAGGGCATTAGCGAGCAATATTGCAAGCTCTATCAAATCGGCACTTGATATCCATTCGCCATCAAGGGTAACTCACGCACTGGGCGAACACGCGGGGCAAGGTTTGGCAAATGGTCTAAAAGCCAAACAATCAGAAGTTGCCAAGCAAGCGGCTCAATTATCGCAGCAAGTCATAGATAATATCGCAAGTCTGAAACGTGATATTGCCTTGACTGGTAAAGACAATAACCCACTTGCCGCCTTAAATTACGATATTGAAAACGGCAAATATGCGGGTGTGTCTAGCAGCTTGCTTGATAATTTGAAAACAGCGACCGAAGCCAAGCAAATCGCAACAGAGCTTTATCAAGCAAATCAAAATGTATCGAATAGCATTGCGGATATGAACAGGCAAATCGCTTTATTTGGCAATGACAATCCATTGTCTGCATTTTTGTATGATATGCAGAACACGGATAAGTATGTCGGTGCTACTGCTGAAAAACTGCAAATGATGGCGAGTAAAATCCAACAGCTTGAAACGCTAAAACAAACAAAAGATAGCGAGACTGCTTTTAGCAAGCTAGGCACAGATTTAACCCAAGAATCGCCAATGGCGAAGTTAACGGCTGAGTATGAGCAGCGTTTGGCGGTTGTTGACCAATACGAGCAGCTACACACCGACAAAGTGGCTGAAGCTGAAGCCATGCGTAAGCAGGTCAAAGACAGCTATACGCAAGCAAGCAACAGTCTAATGCTCACGCAGTACGAAGGTATGTTTGGTGCACTTGCAGGGCTAACCAAATCATTTGCTGGTGAGCAAAGCGGCATCTATCGGGCATTATTTGCCACACAAAAAGCCTTTGCGGTGGCTCAAGCAGGTATGAATTTATGGAAAGCGGCATCAAGTGCTTACGCAGATACCCCAGGCACAGTATGGCAGAAAATAGCGGCAGCGGGTATGGCAGTTGCTAAAGGCGGTCAGTTTGTCGCTATGATAAATGCGATTAAGTCGCCCGCCATCGGCCAAGCGCATGACGGCATTATGTCTGTGCCAAAAAGCGGAACTTGGAATCTTGAAAAAGGTGAACGCGTATTACCAAAACACACGGCAGCAGCGATGGATAAAACCTTAGCCAATGCCAGTGGCGGCAACGTCCAAGTCAACAACTATGCAGGGGTAGCGGTCACAGCCAAGCAAGAAAACGGCTTGACGATTGTGGATGTGAGAAATGAATTTGAGCGTCAAATGAAAACGCAAATGACAAATCCAAACAGCACAATTAGCAAGTCGATTTACCGTAACTCAACAGCTAGACCACAAAGAGGTTAATATGGCTTTACCACAGTTAATACTTAGCCCATTGCGGGATAGCTACGATTTGACCTTTGGCGATGACGTGGTGACCACTGAATACTCAGACGGTATGCCGCGTCAAAGGCTAGACAGCACAGGACGACCACACCATACGCCAATAAGCTTTGTCAACACAGCAGCGCAGCAGAACTACTTGACTGCGTTTTGGCGTATCAATCGCGCTAAACCATTTAGTATGCAGCTAATAGGCGATAACACAACGCTAGAGTGGTACGAGTGCCGTTTTATCTCACCACCTAATTTAAAAGCCTTAGCACCCAATGTTTTTGACTGGTCGTGTGACATTGTAGTCAAGCCTAAGCCGTTAGATATTGAGATGGATAAAATCATCGTGGCTATCTATGAGCAGACAGGCGGCTACACAGATACCTTTTTTAATCTACTTGAAAAACTGGTTAACGTGGATTTGCCTAATGCTACAGGGGGTTTAAGTGCCTAACTATGATTTCTACCTTAAAGGCAATCCCAACGATGTTTTACTGCAACTCATTGAAGTGACGCACCCAGCCTTTAGCAAGGTGTATCGCTATGTTAAAAATGCAGTCGATGGCGTGACGGTCAAGCACGAGAACGGCATTGACTACTGGTACGAATACTCACCGCTTAGTATCAAGAAATCAAAGTCGAGTGACGATTTAGACCAGTCACTTGATATCGGTGTCGGTGATTTGGGTTTAGAATTTCCGCTCGAGGTTGACCGCCTTAGAGCAAGTAATTACTCACAGCAAAAGCCTAGCTTGCATTACCGTGAGTATTTAATGAGCGATTTAACAAAGCCCATGTTGTCAATCTTAAATTTAGAAGTCACTGACTACCAACCCAAGAGGAACGGTGCGTTATTTACTTGCCGAGCCAAGCAGTTAAACCTAAGCAAAACAGGCGAAGTTTACACGCTTGATAAATTCCCTACCATGCGTGGGTTTGTGTGATATAATGGGGGTGTTGGCTAGGGTAGCTCCCGAACAAGTGAACGTTATGCACTTTGCCAACACCTACCACATAACGATTACTTAATAACGGAGTAAGAAAATGTCAAAGCATGAATACAAAGACTATGTTTTAGTACGTAGAACACATATTAAAGAATACACATGCAAGATATCTCTAAGGGAAACCCCAAAGTTTTTGATTGATGAAAAAGGCGATAAATTCAAGAAAACAGAAAACACTGGCGACGGAATTGTGGCTATTAGTGTAAACCGTGACGCATGGTATTCATCTACAAGCTACATTGCATTAATTGGCAGTGATTTTGCTAACAAGGCTATTACTAAAGCTAATCAAGAAAGATTGGTTTATGAAACTCGCTCAAGGTTAGAAAAAAATATCCATAAGTTTAATTATGAGCAGTCTTTAAAATTCAAGGCATTACTTGATGAGTTAGAGATAGCTTAATTAATTTTTAAAACACCAAAAGCCTAGCCATCGTGCTAGGTTTTTTATTGGGCGAAATATGGACTTCGAAACGATACGCTACGACAAAAACCGCTATTGTTGTGAGCATTTTTTGATTGACTGTTACAGGCATTACAAGGGGATTGACCTATCAGACAAGCTACTTTCGAGTGGCTTTTTTAATGCCCAAAAATTGCGTAACTTTCGACAAGTTGATAGTCTTAATCAATTTACTATCGTGCTATTTAGGGATAAAGCTAAGGCTCATGTGGGTATGTGGTTTGATAACAAAGTATTGCATTTAGACAATCAAGGCGTGCTATTACAGCCGTTAGATGTTGTATTGATGAATTTTAAAAGGGTTAATTTTTATGAATATCTTTAGAAAGCCGCGTGAATTGATAGTCATTCGTAACCCTTTTGAGCCGCAGGAATTTGAGCAGTACAAAGGGCATGACTTAGACGCGCTCATTCGACAGGCATTTCCGCAGGGCATCAATGACAGCGTGCGATTTTACCACGGTAACTTGCTGCAAGAAGTGTTTACCGAGCGTGACAAACAAGGCGTGGATAAGTTACTCAAAACAGAAGGGCGTATTTATGCAATGATTAAGCCGATGGGTTTAACGCCCGTTGACTGGATTGTGATAGGCGTATCAATGCTTGTATCGGTAGCGGTGTCGCTATTGATGCCCATGCCGAACATGAACCAAGCAGCTAATCAGCCACCTAGCCCGAACAATAGCCTTGCACAACGTAGCAACAAACAGCGTTTAGGTGGGCGTATTCCCGATATTTTTGGCACGGTATGGTCATTCCCCGATTTGATTGCACCGACTTACAGTGTCTATATCGACCACCAAGAAGTTGAGTTTTCTTACATGTGCGTGGGGCGCGGCTATTTTAACGTAGAAAAAGCGTATGACGATACAACACCGATTAATCAAGTCAACGGCTCGACTGCGTTAGTGTTTGACCCAAATAAAACGCTCAATGATACCCCTAGTTTTGTGTTTGGCAGTCAGTTTAATAGCGATGAAGCCACATGGTCACGGCTTGCCACCAAGCGTTATACATCGGTCAATGGTCAAGTATTGGCAGCACCCGATAACTATTTGACAGGAACGGCTTTTACTTTCAAAAATCCTAACATCATTGAAACGGATAGCAACATAGACTTAACCACACAATTCGCAGTTGGCAACAAGCTATTGATTGAAGGCGCGGACAATCTAGTAAGCGGCAATGGCTTAGTTGATGCAAATGGTGAGCCGATTAAATATAGCTTGAATGGCAGTTACATTATTTCAGCCATTACCTCAAAGCAAATTACCTTAGAGAATCCAAGTGTGATTAATGCAGACTGGGGCAAACTTGCCGCCAATACGGATTTTGCAACATCGAGCGACAAGGCGGCTATCTCAACCGAGACAAGCGGACTATGGCAAGGTTGGTTTTACACAGACGGCACAGACCACGACAGCGCATACGTCAATATTGTTGCCCCTGGCTTATGGTTATCACAGCCTAATGGCAAATGGGTGGGGTTAAAAGTCTTTGGTGCGATTGAGTCAGAGCTTGTGGATAGCGGCAACAATCCGATTGCTGGCACAAACCATGTGCAGCGTTTTGATATTAAATCACCGAATTTTGATAAGCATAGCAGTGGGAATGGCGATGTTCGCGGCAATCCGCCATCGGGCTATGTGCGAACAAGCAACGAAACCACTGATGACAAAGTAAGGGAAAGCGCAGCGATTACCATTAAGATTGAGAATCCTTATTTTGGCACTGGCAAGCGGTTAAGAATCCGTGTATCTCGCTCATCAAGCGTTATCTATGACAGTGATAGTAGCGTAGTGCAGGAAATCAAGCTAAAAGATTTTTACGGCACTAGGCTGATGGCAAATAGCGAGATGCCCAGCGATGTTACTACTGTTTACACAAAAACCAAAGCCACCGAAGGCGCACTGGCAGTTAAAGAACGTAAATTGCGCTTGCTTGTGCAACGCTATGTTAAAAACTGGCAAGACAATGACAATCTGATTTTGTCTAATCGCGCTGATGATATCATTTATCACATTGCGCGAGATGAGAAGTTAGCGAATTTGCAGCCGTATCAAATAGACATGGCGCAAATCAAGGCTGAGATTGATGCGGTTATTGATAACTTTAAAACGCCATTGTGCGCTGAATTTTGCTATACCTTTGATGACAACAACGTATCAGCCGAGGAAATGCTACAGATTGTCGCTAAAGCGGTATTTAGCACCTGCTACCGATTTAACAATCAGCTAAAACTACTCTTTGAGCGTAGCATACCTGTATCAGTAGCCATTTTTAACAGCCATAACATCTTGCCCGATACTTTTGACAAATCCGAAAGTTTTGGCAATGAGTATGATGGGGTGATTATTGATTATGTTGAGCCTGTTGACGATGCCACTATGACTATCAACACTAGCGATAGCCTAGCAAATCCTAAAAAAGATAAAATCATGGGGGTGCGTAACAAAGTACAAGCCTATATGCACATGATGCGAGTGTGGAATAAATTGCAGTACAGCTACAAATCATGCGAGTTTACTGGCGGTGATGAGAGCGGTATTGTCATCCGCTCAAATCGCATTACGGTAGCCGACCAGTCACGCGCAGATGTGCAACAAGGTAGCGTTGAAAATCTTGAGATGATAGACAACAAAATCGTGCTATCAACGTCAAATCGAGTGAGCCTTGATAACTCTAGCCACACTTTATTTGTGCAGACAGTGGACGGCAATGTCGATGCCATACCCTGTAGTACGTTAAATGACTATCAGGTGGTGTTGTCACGCTTGCCGAGCGGGAAAATTGCTATCGGTCATGACAATGTGGTTAATGCGGTTTATCAGATTGTCAAAACTCAAGATACTGGGCGTGATGCCTATTTAGTCAGTGAAAAATCACCCGAGAAAGGCTTAACCAACCGATTAACCTGTATCAACTATGACGAGCGTTATTATCAAAACGATAGTGACTATCACAACAACCTTATCCCAACGACCACCACCAACTAACCAAAACTAGCCACCACAGCCACCGACAAGGTGGCTTTTTTATGGAGTTAATTTAATGTCGTATAACGATGTAGTACAAGCGATTGCAGATGCGTCAAAAGATGCAGATACACTTGAGCAAGTAGTCAATGGCGCACCCGACACACAAGTAAAATCACGCTTAGGGAGGTATATTTGGACGTTATCAACGATTAGCAGTCGTATCAATGATTTGACAGCTCAGGCACAATCAGAAATTAGCAATCTGCAAGCCGCTATCAACGCAGCAGCAGCAGCGGGCGCAGGGGCAAACGGTTGGACTGACCAACTTATTTTACTGTCAAATGGACGCAATCAAAAACAAAAAAACTTAGATTTAGTCACGCCTTTTGACTTTGGCGCAATAGGAGATGGTGTTTATCATAAGTTATCGGAAAAGTACACAACGCTTGCCGACGCACAGGTTAAATACCCAACAGCACAATCACTAGATGATAGTATCGACTTGTGTGCGCTAGAGTCGTTTTTTGACCATTGCCACGACAACCTAGTCAATGCAAATATTACGCTTAATGCGTATGTCAATAGACCTTTAACACTAGGTATTGACCGTAAAACCGCAGGCTTTAAAACAAAAGTATATAACGGTGATTTAACCCTCACTAATAATCAAACAAATGTAGAAATACCGTATTTGATGAGAATTAATGCCCATGATACCGTTTGGGCAGGTAAAATGACGTTTCAAGGAAATGGCGCACCTTTTGTAAAAGACCGTAAACAACTAGGGGGGTTAGTAATCGGTGACGGTGGTGGAGATGGTAGTAGTGGAAGGGTACAGCTTAATAGCATCCACTGTAATGCGTTTAAAAATTTTGGTGTATTGTTATCTAATGATTCTATTTTCCCTCGTATTGATAATTTGCATTGTGGCGCGATTGGTTCTAGAGGGGATGTAACTTCTTCTGATGGTAACTATAATCATATTGCAAATATCTTATCTTATACCTCAGTTGATGGACAAAATAATCAATATTCAACAGTAAAAGTAGATTCTCTACCACCAATTTTAAATGATGATAATGCATCGGAAATGGTAATGTTTGAAGGCGACCCATTACCTTATCGTATCCAACAAGTAAATGTTGCAGATAGTACAATACAAGTTTATCCAAGACTAAATAATAATATCACTTATAAAAAATTATCGTATATCTATGGTGCAGGTCTTTGGTGGGTAGGTAATAATGCAGGTGCAGGTAATTTTGGTCATTTGCAATTTATATTATGTGGTATTGGGTTTTGGGGATTGTCTTTGTATGGCGCAAATATTAACTATCTATCAACAGAATATTGTGGAGTTGGACTTACACTAAGTAATAAACAACAAGTTGTTATTGGATATAACATTAACAACTCTTATTTTGAAGCTAATTTATGGGATTATATTCAACAATGGAGTAACACACACCCAAATATGTTGAATATAACAATGGCACACGGGTTTGATATAAATAGAGTTGCAGAGATAGAATCTTGGCGCGTAGGTATTTTGGGAGAAGCTAGAGCGCAAAACGCTTTTAACGCTAGTGCAATAACGCTTGGAACTAGGCGTTATGATATTCAACCTACTTATTTTAATAGTGTTGATTTATCAGACCCACGAGATTTTATTAATATTATAAGTGAGGGCAGTAATGAATTATTGCTAAATTATAGTAATAAAGCAATTAACGATAAGTTTAATATGCGCGGTAAAACACTTGTACTTATACAAAATAATGTGCCTTGGGTATCGCCTCAACCGATTACGATTAAAGTACCCGATGGTTGGTCTTTAAATGGCGTATTAAATGGTACACTTACGACAAATCCTCAAAGGTTTGCGACTGTTTTAACTGTCGCGCAAGATGCAAGTGACAGATACGACAATAAGTCATTATGGGTGGCGGGCGACTCTTTGTATAAAACAAGTGGTACGACAACAGAACGACCTAGTAACGCACCGACAGGTTTTGTGTATATAGATACTACGCTTAACAAGCCTGTTTATAAAACCGATAGCGGTTGGATTGATGCTACAGGTGCGACAGTTTAATCATTATTAACCCTAGTGTAAAAGCTAGGGTTTTTGCTTTTAAGGGGGCGTCATGCCGCAAAACGTAGCTGTGGTGAAAACAGCGATTGTCGCAGTTGTGGGTAGCACTGGAAATATCGTGCTGTCTGCGGCATCTGCTGTCGCTATCACCGAGCAATTAAACATTGCTCAACCTTTTTTACACTTGTATCTGCCATTGTGGTTTGGGTACTTGATGGTTTTTATTTTAGCCTTAGTTGGGGCGGTGGGGTCGCTATTTACTGACACGATGCAGCACTCGAAGGCGGGCAAGGCTAAAAATTTTTTCATGGGGTTTTTACTGGGCATTATTGGCGCATTTGTGATACTGCCAAACCTTACTACAAAACCACCCACATTTGAATTGATGTTCATTACCTCGTTAGCCTTCGCTTTTAGCGGCGTTGTGCTACTCAATAACTTATCCGTGATACTGCATAGCGATATGCTCAAAAATGGCATGGTAAATGCGGCAGGTGAAGCGGGTGGTATTGTCAAAAATCGCTTTTTAAAAGCATTAAAAGTTTTTTTTGGGATGGATGATAGCAAAGGGGGTGAGTCATGATTGACCTAACCAACATTGACTATATGCTAACAGTTAATCGATTAACACCCATTATCGCTATCTCGATGACGTTAATTGCGCTTTTTAGCAGAAGATACATTACAAAAGACTGTGTATCATCAAGCATATTGCATCTAAACATTGTTTTTTGGGTCATGCTTGTCTGGGCTGATTGGGGCAGCGCGGTATTTACTCCATCAAAACACACCGTGATTGCTAGGTGCTTAATGGTAGTTATTCTGTGGCTCATCGTGCTGCTGATTAAAAACTACTCTAAGCTGTTTAGGCGCATGAAGTCGGACAATCAAGCATTGGTCGATGAAAATAAGCGGCTTAAACAGCTACTACATGACCAACTCAATCAAGACAAACCTAACGAAACCCACACCGCCAACTAGGCGGTTTTTTTATGGAGCAAAGTAATGGCAAAACAGATAACTGATGACCAAATTCGCCAAATTGCCAAAAGCTATGGCATTGAGTTTGCTGCATTAAAAGCGGTTATTCAAGTCGAAGCAAGCGGACAAGGCTTTTTACCCGATGGCAAACCTAAGATTTTATTCGAGCCGCACGTTTTTTATCGCTTGTTAGGTAATAAAAATTACTTTACGGTACGCAAAAACGCTATGCTTAACGATGGTGATATCTGCTACCCAAAATGGGGTACATTACCCTATGGCAAGGTAAGTCAACAACATGAGCGGTTAGAGCGTGCAGCGAAATATGACCGCGAATCAGCGTTAATGGCTTGCTCGTGGGGTATGGGGCAAGTATTAGGGGAAAATTGGGCGGCACTTGGTTATTCATCACTACAAGAATTTATCAATGCAGCTTACAAAGATGAAGCAGCGCAAGTTGACTGTATGTGTCGGTTTATCAAGGTCAACGGCTTGATTGACGAACTACAGCGCAAAGATTGGGCGGGTTTTGCGCGTGGCTACAATGGGTCAGGATTTGCAAAAAATCAGTATGATAAAAAACTGGCTGCGGCTTATCGCAAGTATGCTTAACATCTTTGTCTCAACTCATCTAAATAATCAGCCCATTTTTGCATCATCTCTTTTCTTTTCTCAATCCATTGAACACGGTTATAGGCTCTGCCATTTGCATCTCTGACAGTATGACCTAGTTGCATCTCAATGAGCCTATAATCATAGTCTAATTGCTCCTCTAACATCGTTCTAGCCGTCTGCTGACGCTGGAAAACACCA